TCCTTCCAGATATGGAACTGAACTTAGACGATGAGTCTAAGTCTGGTTCTCCGCCGTTGGACGAGGACTTCCTCCCGATGATGGGCGTGATTGCCCTGATTCAGGAGGGAGGCTACAAACTTCGGTTTGCAGCTAATCCATACCGCTTGTATCAACAAGCGCTTGCCCCGTTAGGGGACGCCTTGTTCGGCGCACTCAAACGGGTGCCGAACGATTTCACGTTCGACCAAGACTCAGGTGCCCAGCAGGTTCAATCCTGGCTGAGTGCCGGTTACGAATCGGCGAGCATGGATCTGTCTAATGCGACAGATAATGCTCCCTTAGAATTGCAACTAGCACTTCTATCCCGGTTCGGGGTCAGCACCCGATGGCTCCAGTTCTTCAAGGACTGTTGCCGTGGTACTTGGTGGGTTAAACCCCGTCGAGGACTGCGACAAACCTTGGAGTGGTCAGTAGGATCGCCACTAGGGCTATATCCCACTTTCGCGAGTTTCGCGTTGTGGCACCACTCGTTGGTGCAGGCCTGCTTTGCAGACTTGGACATCCCGAAGGACCCGACAACCGGGTTGTGGCCGTACGCCATCGTCGGAGACGACGTGTGGTTAGGCGTCTGGAGAGTGGCCGAGTTGTACAGGGACAGGATGAACAGCCTAGGTGTTCCGATCTCAGAGACCAAAACCCTCTGGGCAAAAGACACCGCCGAGTTCATCGGTAGGGTGATCCGTCCTAATCAGATGGTTCAGGGTTATAAGTGGAAGGGCCGGGTGTCCGACGAGAACTTTGTTGATCTCTGTCGGAACATCGGCCCCGGCGCGTTGGTTTTACTACGCGCTCGCCAGAAGCGGGTGATCGGTTTTATCGCCGACCTGCCTGAGCCGTATGGCCTGGGCTGGAATCCGCTTGGCATCCCCCTTGAAGAGAGGCTTACGCCACTCATTGAAAAGGAGTGGTCCCGTGATGAACGGGTAAGGTCTTTCGATAGGAGAGCAGCATGGGTCCACCGCATCCTATACTCCAGTGTGGAGCGTAATCAGCAGTATCGTCGAGAAATCGACGTTGCTCCCCTCGCCTCCGACCAGGAGGTGCTGGCGCTGTCCGATCAGTTCTTCCCGGGGTGGAACCTGGGAATACCGCTGCTCGGCAACGTGCACGAGCTTGCCCTCGAAAGAGGTGTGAGCTCAGTGTCAACCAGCCATATTAAGACTGCTCTAGTCTTCAAACGGATCTCGTACCTCGAAAAGAGGGACGAAGTTCCAACGTTGGTACAGTTGGAGCGCAAGATCCGTCGTGTGTTGTCCCGTAGTC